GCGAAGATTGTCTGGCTGAATACGCTATAAACCTTCTCGTCGAAGGTTTTCCTTATGTCGTTGACCACGGATTGGTCAAGGGCATAGGGTGTGTGAGATTGATAAGAATTCTTATCAATAACACGAGTGAGATCAACAAGTGACCTCACAACGTGCTTTTCACAATTACGCAGGAACGCGTCAGTAGCCAACATCATCGAAGTAAGGGTAGAACCCTTATAAGACATGTTGAGACCGACTGGCTCCAAAAGGTGTTTGACAGAGTCAAATACCTTCTTCTGTGCCTTTGTTAAAAGCACACCAGATCGTGGGCCAAGATTCCTACAAATGTCAAGGAAGTTGTCGTTAGACATCTTCCGCCACTTGTAAGAAGGCAAAACGGCATCTTTCGTAATAATCTTACCAGCAAACTCCGCAAGGGCGTTTGAAGATAAGCTTTTCTGAGGAGACCAGGGACACTTCATAATGTCCAATACATCGATATAATCTTTGTATAACTGATCATTCAGTATTACGACGTCATCACCGACAACGAAGAAATCATGACTATAGCCCTTCTTCTTCGAAAGGAAGAAGAGTAGGAGTCCATGAGTAAGGGTAAACGCAGCAAAACTTGGGCGCAAGCCCAGAGGTTGGCCACGTTTCCACTGAATATCTCCAATCTCAGATTTAAACCTGAGCTGGGAGATTTCTTCGAACAATTTGATGTCAGGAATATCGCCAAAGACTGATCGAAGTACTTCTAATTGTAACCCGAGAGGGAAATAATCAGTTGCACCAGTTAGGTCAATGGAATGTACCACCTTGGAAGCCAATAAGGCTTCTTGAATCCACGGTATAGCTCGGGACTGATCATATGTACAATCCCACGCAAGTCCTTGAACAACACGCGATAACGCTTGTTGAAGGGGCTTGAGTGCCAGCTGATGGATACGGTAAGGAGATGCGATTGCTCGCAACTTCAAACCAGGCTCCTGAAGGAAGTGAACTTCACCTCCATACAGATGGTTATCAGGTTTTACATCAGTCTTA